GCCCCTAGTAAAACCAGAACGCCCATTAATATAAATAAATACTCAATCATTTTTCCTCCTTAACTGTATGTTGGTCTTTCAGTTGGATAGTCGGCTCCCTCTTCAGTAGTGACCTCAATCCGATACGTACCTTCGCCCCACGAACCACCACGCAATAGATAGTGGTCATCTCCATTACCATCTGCGTCTACGCCGTCGTGTTCGCCTTGGCCTAGTGCGTAAGCCAATTCTTCTTCGGCCAAAGCTTCTTCCCATTCCTTAGCGTGTGCAACAGCATTTTCATATTGCTGATAATGCTCGCCGTTATCGTCGTAGTATTCAAAGGCTTTGCTTTCACGCAACGTGCCTTCATCATAAAACCAACCGCCTTCTTCAGAGCCACCATATGCCTGATAGACTTCATAAACATTTACATACCAAGTGAGTTTTTCAGGCTCACACACACTTAAAATAACTTCGTTTTTCATATCATCTCCAATAGTTAGACTTCAGTATACCCTAAGTAACCAACAGCTTCAAACATTATCGGCATACAACCAGGGCGATTATCTAACAGTTATTTATCTCTAAAAGCTAAAGCAAGAATATATATGTGTGTGTATGTATATAGTGTGTGTGCCTGTATGTGATCTTAGGCCAAAGGCAACCCGACTCCCGACACCCGACCCGTTTTTCTTTGTAAATGTGACCGACAGACAGAGGGGGCGCAGTTTCTCCCCATCTTACCCATAAAATATCTTACATTAATTATCAAAAATGGTTTACTTTCAGTATCCAATATGCTTATAATATACATACACTATTGGAGAAATGAATATGAGTAATAAAGAAATAAAAATGCCGTCTTTTCATAAGACTGTAAACGTAGATAAAATTAATACTTTTTCACTAAAAGAACTTGAGGCACTTGATAAACTTTTAGATGGGAAAGCAACCAAGAAAGACTACCAAATTTTAAGGGGGAGAAAATGAGTATATTAAAAAGTGAAATAAACCTTAAAGGCACTAAACCGAATTACTTAAGGTCTACAAAAAATCTATATAGCCATTTTGTAAATGGTAAGCAGTTATTTTTTAGCTATCAGACGCTAGTGGCTATTGATGATCTTATCAGCGTCAATAATTGGTCAGCCAATACAGCGAGGCATTTAACTTGGATTAATCCAGATAAAACCATAAGGGTTAAGGACTTTGACAAACAAGCCAGAGCAATACTAGAAAAAGACGGTTTAATCTCTACTTACGATCATTTAAAAACAGTCAGCAATATTTCTAGTTTATTTGCTTTGTTGAGCAATCCAAAGACCGAAGCAGAACAGAGAAAGGTTAACGATCAAAGGCTAAGATTTTATGAAACCCAAGAAGGTATCATTAGGCCCCACGATTGGGATACTTTAACTGTTGAAGATCAAACAGCACGATTGAATAAAACAGATTCATTCAATCAATAAGGGGAGGAAGCATGAAGCATATTAAAAACAATCTACTACCATTACTAGAACACATCAACCAGAAGATGTTAGAAAAGAAACATAACAAGCCATACGCAGAAATTACTTTTGCAGATATGGACAAGGCCGACTGTAAAAGGTTTAACGATATTTTAAAACTAGGGAGGACAAATGCACTTAGTTAAAAAAACATTTACTTTAGAAGCCTTAACCAAGAATGATAACCCTATCAAATATAAAGGTTATTTGAATCTAAAAAACCCCTTATGGAATGGTTGGGCTAATCCATATTTTACTAAAAAGGTTAGAGATAAATTTATCGCAGATGAAGAAAAACTTTGTGGCGATAGACAAGATGGAGAATCTATACAAGAAATAAAATCTATTGAGCCGACTTATGACAGTTATGGAACTGAACTTTATTACTTTGGTTCATTTTTGTGTTGGGATATGGAAGAGGATTTTACCGAAGAAGAAATTTACGCAGTTAAACAATACAGGGAGGAGATAAAAGATGGAAGTTAAATATACTGATTTCAACGATAACAACAAAATAAAAATTCTTGTTAACTATCCTGTTAAAACGAAAGCAGAATGGGTTGGAGAAAATCAAGAACTCAGAATAATAATTGACCGTCTATTATTAGACAAAAAAAATATGATTAAACAATTAAATTTGATTGCTGAACGATTAAAAAATAAGGAGATGAATGATGAATAAACCAACACTTGAAGAACTAGGGATAACACAAGACACAATAATTATTGAAGTTGAGGGTGGTCTTATACAAGAAATACATAACGACAGTAATGGGGCAGTCATATTTGATTGGGACAATATTGCAGTTGATGAAGAACTTGATGAAGACCAAGAAGAACAAAGACTTGACGATATGTTGTCAGCAATAGCAAGGGGGAAATGATGAGTAGAAAGATTATAAGTGTTGAGATTATTGATCGTTTTATGAATAGTCTTGATCACGTTTGGAGAGAAGATCAAGGCTATGCACAACACGTAGCGATAGCTTGGAACAGAATAAAACTTATGTTAGAAGATTTGAAAGATGCCGATCTTGAAAAAAAACAGACTGAATTTCGACTATCTTGGCTCTCAAGGAAGGAGAACGAAGATGAGTAAACCAAAAGAATACAAAGTATCTTTTATTCCATTTACAACACAATACGATTATTTGGTAAAAGCAAAAAATGAAGATGAAGCATACGATAAAGGTCGAGATGAATTAATGTATGCAATAGGTCGTGATGCTTCTAAAGATTGGGAGTGTTTAGATATAAAGGAGGTAAATGATGAGCATTAAGAAAGTAGAAATGAGATTAGTTGTTGATGTTGATACAGCTAATGATTTTATTTGTCCTAGTGGAAATCCCTTAGAGCATAACTGCGTATTAAATACAATAGAAAGTAATTATTTTCTAGAGCCTGTAAGTGTCTTAGAAATTAAGGAGATAAATGATGAAATTAACACATAAAAGAGCAAGCAAAGAACTAGAAACATCATTAGAAGTCATTAGGTGTTTAATTGGTGTTGCTAGAAATCAAATTAAAAGTGAGCCTAATGAAGAGCAATGGCAAAAAGAACTACATCAATTATATGGTGTAGAGAATCTTTTAGAACAAGCAGATGATTTTTATTATGAGGAGGTGTCTGATGAGTAACGAAAAATATTTGTGCGATAGCAAAAAATTCTCTGATTTTAAAACAGATTTAGATAAGGTGTTAGAAAAACATTATCCAAATACTGATTATGAGTGGGAGTATTATGATGAGGATTATAATGATGCTCTATCAACAGACACTAATGCTAAATGGCGATTGGTAAAGATATATCTTGATGTGGAGGAGTTGAATGATGAGTAAATATACATTTTGGGAATCCGATTTTAAAAATGAAGATGATTGGATAACTGTATGCAAAGTCTTTAATTTACCAGATAACACCACCTGTATAAATATTAATGTAGATAAAATGATAACTTCTGAATCACATTCTATACACTTTAATGAGGAGATGAATGATGAGTAAAGTATCTTTACCGACTGAAACCTATGTAGAACTTTATTCAGAATTAAGTGCTTATGTAGAAAACAAATGTTATCCGAATAGAAAAACTCATACTGAAAACGGGGAAAGGATAGAGGAAACTGAAGATGATTTTATAGAAATTGTTGATGAAGTTGAGGAAATCTTAAGAACATTTTTGAAAAAGGAGAACGAAGATGAAAAAATATAAAGTGATTACAAGCTGGACAGGTTATTCAGAAATAACTGTTCAAGCTGAAACTAAGCAAGAAGCAGAAAATTTAGTTGCTAACTACGAATACGATACCGATAACGAAGTCTTAACAGGCAACGGACTTGGTTATGGTTATGATAATGAAACAATTATTAAGGTTATAGATACCGATGAGAGCGAAGATGAGTAAAACCATATCAACGCATTTTTCACTCACTTCAGACCGACATGCAGACATCAGACAAGCATACGCTTATTTTGGTAAAGGCTTAGTTGTTGAACTTTACGAATATAATAAATTAATAAGGAGAGTTAATTGTTTTGCACGTCCCAAAGAATATGCAGAAAGCGTTGTTAAAGATTGGATAAGTGAAGATGATTGAGTTTATAGATCAACACTTTGGTTTACTACTACTTTTTTATGTAGTAGCCGTCTTTCTATCCTTAACTAACGAACCAACAAAACCACCCGATCTTAGTTGTTGGAATGAAGATGATGATTTAAAATAATATGATGGTAGAAGTAATTAATTCTTTTGGCGAGATGAAAAACAAAAGAGCCGTAGTTTATCGCTACTTTGGTAAACTTAGGGTGGATCTTTATGAAAACTTTGAATCGATTAGAACTGAAGAACTAGATAATAAAAGTGAATCTTATGCTAATTCTTTAGCTGAGAATTGGACATTAGATATATTACAATAACTTAATGAGGAGAGAGTATGTTTGGTAGAATCAACAATTTTACTTACGATAGCGATAAATCCCCAATGCAAAACTTCAACGCCTGGCTAAGCCTAGCTGAGGACGAAAGGTTTTGGAATGAAGAAAAACCGTTTAAATACGAAGAAGCCAAAGCCGTCTTTGAACAAACTTACCAAGTAGATATAGAGCATCATGTTTGATTTCCTTTTCATCATTACAGGAATCGGAGGATTAATCTTTATGTATTTGATTGATGCCGATAAGAATAATTAAGTCTTAGATTTTATTTCTTTGATCTCAGCTTCAGCTAGCATGCCACCCGCTTTCTTACCTTCGAGCAAGGCTTGCAATCTATTCTCGACTTCGGCTCTGGACATTTGATCAATCTTGCCATATTTAACTTCCTTACGATCAACTACCAAACCCCCGACTTTCAGCAAAGAATTTTGGGCCGCTATCGCAGCATTAAAAGATCCCGACTCCAAGGCCCGATCTCTAATATCATATAAATCTTTGACTGCTCGATCTTGATTGAGCTCATACTTCTTTCTAACTTCGCCCATCAAATATTGGATTTCTTTCTTAACCTCTGGATGTTGCAACAACTTATAGGCCGACTGCCTGGCATCTTTGTAGCCCGACTTACGGGCCGCTTCAACATAACTCATTTGGGGATTATTGACTACCGTCCAGACAAAGACTCTTTGCCGTCTGTTAAGTTTCTTATCAAGCCCGAAGTATTCTATGGCCGGTTCAACTTCATCTGATAGTAGAGGTTCGAAACCTTTTTGCTCTGGGTTGCTCATATGCAGATTGTAAGGTTTGGATTTGTAGATGTAAAGAATAGAGTTTAGATTGTGAGTAGAATTACAGCCCACCTCTACTTACCTTATAAGTATCAGAACCTCGAGATTATCACAAGCATTATTACTTGGTCAAGCAAATTATGATAAATAAGTACAATTAAGGTTAGGTTCTCTGACAAAAATGAAAAAAATGATTTTATTGTCAAAAGCACTAACCATAAGACTTTGCGACGTCACGCACTTTCTGACAAAAACCGACAAAAATAAGTCGGGGCCTTGCGAGTTAGTTCAAGACCCCTCACGCAGAAATATATTTCGAGGTATTGCAACCTCATATGGAAATGAATATAGAGTAAACCATTTCTGCATGTCAGTTGTCTGTTGGCACGTTTTGGCGTCTTGGGTGTGCCACTCCCTCAATGCTGGAAATTGAAAAACCAGGGCCATGTTTCATTTACCTTATCATAAAAAGCAGGAGATTGTGTCGCTCAGGCTCTCCTGAAACCTAAGTCCGATCAAGACTTCTGCCCTATGATAAGGAGAATCAACTATCAGGCAGGCGAACAGCAACTTAACAACCGCTATCGTAAGCTGTAAAGTCTAGCTCATTTATTAAAGCGTCACACTCTAACAAAGGATTCTCAACAGAGTGTCCAGTTATATCAATATGTTCTTTATTATATTGATTGGCCAACTCTTCTTTACAATCCCAACCAGAACTAAAAGCTTTCTCGAAAGCCTCTTGTTTATTGGGATCATCTACCGTTTTATCGTAAAAATCTCTCCATAATTTTGACATTCTTCTCTCCAATAATTACTAATAGTAGACATATTATACGATCTAATGTTAAAATGCAATTACTATGGCAAGAGAGAAAGAAATAGAAATTAGAAGTTTCAACGATCTATCTGAATATGAACAGATAGAATATCAAACATATGCTGTAAGTAGTGAGTTTGTGCACTTAATAAGTATGATAAACAAACTACCGCCAGACCAAGCTAAACACATAACTGACATGTTTAGCCGTATATTAAAAAATGAACCAAAGGAAAAATGATATTACCAGAAACTTTAGAATCATACGATCACGAAGTAATAGGCGAAGCTATATACTTTCCAGATATGTCTAACAACGTCTATCATAACTGTGCCGGGATCTCTTCTTCTACTATTAGAAGGTTTGGTCAATCACAACTACACGCTCTACATGAAACTGTGGAGGACTCACACGCTTTACGTTTTGGGTCTGCGGCACACGCTTTGATTGTTGAGGGCGAATCTGTTTTCAATAAAGAAGTTGCTTGCTTATCTGGCTCGCCGTATACCCAAGCCAACAAACAGCTAAAAGCAGATTATGAAAGCAGGGGCCTAGTAGTGGTTAGTGCAGACGATAGACAGACTATCTACAATATGCGGGATAGTTTGATCCCTGAAGCTGATAAACTTCTACACCCATCAGAAAACGAATATCCACAAGTTTTTAACTACCCATATGAAAGAGCCTTATTCTGGTTTGAACGTGACTTGCTGCTTAAAGTAAAGTCTGACGTTGTTCGCTTCCCGCTGTCGGCCTTGCACGCCGAGGACAGCGTTGTGCTAGTAGACTATAAAACTACTCAGAGCTGTGAGCCACGTTCATTTATGGGGTCAGTTAAAAAATACCAATACGACTTACAGGCGGCTTGGTATAAACGAGCTTATGAAAAAGCAGGCTTCAAAGTAAATGACTTTTTGTTTGTGGCCCAAGAAAAGAAACCGCCGTATGCTTCTAAAATATTTAGAATGAAACCAGAGGACCTAGAAGCAGGATGGCTAGAGTTGGACCGACTGTTAGGAGAGTATATCAGAGTGCAAGAAGGTCGAGAGCCATCTGTCTACAATACTCCTAGTTATGTGGAGATAGAACTATGACTTGGGAGTTGATAGATGACAAATACTATAGAAAAAAACTACGGGACCTAGAATCAGAGTTGGTTTTGGTTGAAGCCAAAGTAGAGGCTATAAAGAATGAAATACATCTAACTAAGTTAGATTTAGAAAAGATGATCGGTCAAGAAGGAGGGACAGATGACAGCTAAAGTTTCCGCTAAATATTGGAATCTGCCGAATGAAAACGGAGAAACTATTGCAGAGAAAATGAAACTTATACGCACACAGCGTAA